CTTTGTTGTAACAATTCAAAATTATCACGCATATATGGTGTACCAAATTTATTGACATTACTAATCATAATGACTTGATCAGAGACATCAAACCAATCTAACAACTCAGACGCTTCGGTGATAAAATCGGCTGTTTTTTCATCGTTGAATCTGTTACCGCAAACACCTAGTGAATGATACTTATTAGTAAAGATAATACAAAGGGCATTGCTCCAGTTCGTAGTAGGCGCTTTACTGAAATATGTGCATTGAATACCTTTATTACTTAAATAGTTATAAAAATCTACGTTATTTGTTACAATCATATAAATAGTCCTCCATTGCATCTTCCATACTTTCCAATAGTTGTCTGTACTTTACATCATCTTCATATGTATATGTACCAACAGCGCCTAACATGTTATAACAAGTATTAACAAAGTTCATATCAGTTGTATCGCCGTTATACCAAATATCATATAATTTATCGATAGTCATTAATTTCCTCCTGCAATTTATCAATCTCATCTGTTGATACTGGTTCATGTACAAAAAATGTGATGTCATTTCTTAGTTGTTGCAACAAAATATTGCACGTTTTCGCATTATGTTCATGTTCCCATAATTTACGGATAATGAGCAGTCGCTCACGAACGCAATTAATCGTCATTTTCTTCAATCTCCTCATAGATTGTAACTTCACTAAAATATGTATAATTGTATCTAAATCTAGGACAATGTTTTAAAAAATCGTTTTTACTGTTCACATCATATGCCGCATAAAATACTTGTTTCTTATCGCTATTTACGAATACATACAGCATATTATTTCACCGCCCATTCTACAACTGCACACATAATACCTGCTACCACTTCAGGATCGTCTAATAATTCTGGTAGCATGTTAAACTCAATATGCTTATCATTAATACTATATTTTATTAAGATACTATATTTCAAATCTACAATTTTTGGTGTTAATGTCATATGATCTAATTCTACTGTTAGTATTTGTTGTAACAAATTCATATTATACCTCCAATGTTTTTCTAACAAACCACAGCGTTGTGCTTCCCATACGTCGATCGTTGAATGGTAAGTCTTTTGCAATTTGCCACTCAATTTGTTGCCAATTAACACCTGTTGCAACAGCCGCATCTTTAATAGTTTTATATCTGCCAAGTTCTAATCGAGTCTCATTATCGTATATCACAATACACCATCTCTTTTTTGGCCTATAACCAAAATAGAAATCATCTCTAGGATAGCATAATTGTTCTTGTTGCAACATTTTGTATATTTTCGCATACGTCATATTGTTACATATAGCTGCTTCTTTAATCGAGCCATACGACGCGATTATATCGCCTGTAAGGTAATCATACTTATTCACTAACTTCATAATAGACCTCCCTTATAATTTGATATAATTCATTGACAGTATACTTTTTACGTTCTTCCATATATGTATCATATACCTTGTTTCTATCAATTCCGTATTTTTCACCAATTTCTTTTAATCCTAATTTGTTACCTAAACAGTCTTTGATAAATTCAATACCCATTTTATTCTTCCTCCTTATACCAAACGTTACCGGATTTAAAAGCCATTCTGTACTCTTTCACTAATTCAACTGCTTCATATGTGTCTTTTGCTGTGTCAACAATTTGACCGTCATAAATAATTACATACATTTTATAATCACCTCTTGATATTATAATACCATTGTTGTAACAATTTGTACAATATATAAAAATCATTTATTCTAGGCGTTTACGGTATACCCATTTAACGCGGTATCTGTTACAATTCCAAGTGTCATACGTGTTACCATTCATTGTACATGTTCCGTGTCCTTTAACAATTACCACGCGTGGATCTGTAACTTGCTCAGCAAACTGCTTAACCGTAACACGATTAGTCGGTTCAGCTGCTTCCCAGCCGATTGACAGCATATACTCGTTTATGGTTCTAAGTTCGTCAATGTCCCAGTCGTCATGACTGTCAGCAACAGCAATAAGCCCGTCCATGACATCGAAATAGTCTTTTCCGGTTGCCTTAGCAATTGCTCGTATACCACAATCATCAATACATTTATTCCAAGGGTTTGTGTTGCATTTTACGAACATATTAGCATCCTCCTTTAATTGTCATTGTTTTCATTTTAATTACTTTCTATAATTATAATACACCAAACTGTGGTAATTGTAAATGCTTAGTTTGCATAATAAAAATAGCACCTAGTCATAGTTAACTAAGTGCTATTGATTATTTTTCGTCATGTAGCCATATTGCAATTAGTGCGATTACGTATATTGCCAAGTACCATTTTACCATGTATGGTGTTACACATATTCCTACAATCGTTGCAACATGTCCGCATAAAACGAGTATATTCTTAATGTCTCGTGTGGTCATTTGTAGTTATCTCCTTTAGCTGTTCTAGCGAATTCTTTATAATTGGTGGTATTGGTAAACCACACTTACCGGCGTTTTCTAAGATTGAAAAGCCTTCATTAATAATGAAGAAATAGCAAGTTGTTAACCCAATCATTTCGGTCCCCATCATGTGGTCCAATTGATGTGCGAAGCATATCAATGTCATTAGGACAAGCTTTTTGCATAGCCCTTTAAACATTTTACGACTATTAAACATCATATTTGGGTTAATAAAGCTTGCCATAACACCAACAACTACATCAAGTATAATGGCCCATAAAAGCAGCTCTAATTGTGGTGTTACAATACCAAACGCGTAACTTAAGAATGATAGTACAATTGACATAATAATAGTATTATCAATGTTATGCATTGTCAATCCTCCTATACTATCATTATACCACATTGTTGTAACATTGTAAACATAAAAATAAGGACGGCTTGCCGACCGCCCTTATACTGGATATTCTGTAAAGAGTATACGCACTGACCATATGGTGCGTCCGAGATAGCAGGATCACCTCCGCTATTTAATAAGTTTTTGCAATTCGTCAATTGCTTGATTGATCGCTCTTTTGTCTTTAGTATCTACATACAATTTAACGTACATGATGGCTTTAGCCACAATGTCGGACTTTTCAGCGTTTAAACCAGCCAATGTCGCGAATACTTTCAATGTACTTTCGTTCAATACTAATGGTACAATCGCATTACGAATTTTCACGAATAAACTTTCTTTCATATTCTTGTTTAGACATTTTACGATATATCTTTAGCTCGTGTCTATAATTTTTGTTATATTTTTCGCAAGCACTTTTTAACGATATTTTCTCATTATTTACATTAATATAAATATTGCTACGTCTATTGTTATTTTGTGTTTTCATGTTAGCCCAACGACAATTATCCGGCTCATAATTACCGTTGGCATCAATTCGATCAATAGTGAGGTCATCTCGATAGCCGTTATTCATAGCCCAATCATAGAACGCTTGAAAGTCGTTTAACCATTCATCACAAACAGCAATTCCCCGATCACCATAATATTTATAATTAGCATATTTCTTATAGTTGCAACGTTGTTTCATACCATACCAAATATTATAAATGCGTGTACCTTTTTTACCGTGTTTGGTATTTATACCTTTAAATGCACACGTTTTACAACCTTTGCTCCTATTTATATCGTTTGTTGCTAATTCGATAAAATTACCACAATTACAAACACATAACCAGTGAGAATGTCTATCCCCTTTCTTATAATTATGTAATCTATATAATACTGTTAAGTGTTTTGTTTTTAAACCGCTTTTATCTTTTATTTTTGGTTTATCACGAATTTTAACCCACATTTATAATCACCTCCTTATACTTATATTATACCATATCTCGGCTAATAAATAAACCGTTAACAATTAAATATCCATTAGCACAATCCACAATTTTTATCATCTTGTAATCATTGAAAGTGTATGCCTTAATATTTGTTACAACAGTTTTTTCCATTAAATCATGTTTTAGTACATCACCAGCTTTTAACTTGTCAGCACGTACCCAACCATTATTATGTTTTAGAATTTGTGTGTCTGCTGTTACAACAATATCCTCATGATTCGTTTGGATTAACATCACATCGTTAGCCATTGTATCACGTAATAACACGTCATTTCTACAGGTGCAGTCATAAGCGTATTCACCTACGGAATTAATAAAACTTAAATAATCAATCATTTTCGGCCTCCATATCTTTAATTAGCATATCTAAATAGACTGCAGCCTTTTTAATGTCGCCAACGCTTTGGCGTCGATATAAATATTTAATAACATTACCAATCCAGAAGGATCGCAAGCCCTCACGGCCGAGCAAATATTGCTGTACATCTGTACATGGTACTTCTCTGAAATTATACCGAGTCGGCATTTTTAATTCTGTATCAAGCAATTGCCTTGCTTGATCATCCATGATGTAGGTCCCGTCTTGATCATATTGGATATCAATCTTTGCCCGTTTACACAATTCTTCAACATATTCGTCGTCTTTATTAAGCTGATTTGCTATGGTTCGAATACTAGTCATATTATACCCCCTATTTGCCGGTAGAACCAAAACCATTTGCACCGCGCTCGCTTGGTCCTAGATCGTCAACAATTTCAACATCTGGCAAATAAATATTATGTACGACTAATTGCGCAATTCGATCACCCTCGCAAATAGTATATGGTTTATTACTTGTATTAGTATAACATGCATGAATCTCGCCAGTATAGCCGGGATCAATAACACCAATACTGTTACTCATTCGTAATGGTGTTTTTACACCAATTGAGCTTCTTGGAATAACATATGCTACTTCACTTACCGGAACACCAACGCCAACACCAAGACCCACGCTATATGTTTCACCAGGTAAAATAGTTACTGTTTCCGCTGCTTTCAAGTCAAGTCCAGCATCCCACGCATGTTGCCGTTCTGGAACACAATTCTTATTAAATAGTTTAATCTTCATTTTAATTACCTCCTAAATAATTCACCTTCTATAATTATAATACACCAAACTGTGGTAATTGTACAATGCTTTATTTGCAGCCTTTAAATGAGTTTATTCTCTTCCAAGCTTCATCAATGTACCATTGACGATCTAGCCATTCAGGCACTTTTATGTTCTGAATATTGGTGTTCACTATTTTGCAGTGATCAGGACAACCTGCAAATTTTTCAGGGTTTTTATCTAACTTACATTTATATAATATATCGTCAGTCTCATCTTTTGACGCGAACACTCTGTATACTTTGTCAGTTAGTATCTTGTTATTATATACTGCATGATTATATTTACCAGACAATTTGTAGGTCTTCATAAACAGCATCATATCTGATTCTTTAGATATATAGTCAGTAGGATCTACACCATTGACAAAATACTCAACGACTGCATCTGCGACTACTGGAAGGTCATTATCAATTATCTTGGCTTCTTTAACTGCACCGCCTTTGCGCTCAATTTTGCCATTATCGAATATCGCAATATAGTTATTAACATCACGCTGATAAATCGCATTTGTATAATCGTACTCCATTGTTAGTCTAGTTCGTTGCTCCCAGGCTTTTACAATTTTATCGAATTTGTTCCAATCGTCGTTGTATACTTTAAATACAACGCCATCCGTGTTTGCAATACGGCATATAGTTTGCTATCCTATATGTTTAGACTATCTCTTCTATTTCAGCTCACCGCTTCGCCACCCGTATAAATAGGGCGCTACAATTAGTCGTTACACTTCTTCACTATATCATATCGACCACCTAAGCGCTTATTATGTTTCCAAGCGTACCGCACTTGATAATAGTCATATTCTTTTAGTGCGCGTGATATGTCTGAGATGCAAACATATTCTGTTGATGTGCCTGTCAAGTTGTCTGTTACAACAAAGTCTTGAAATTTAGTATGATTTCGTTTGTTAGACAGTCCTGTCTTCCAGGCATGACGAATGTTTTGTCTTTGTGTGCACCATTCTAAATTAGATGCGCAGTTATTTTGCTTGTTACCATCAATGTGATTAACAATTTTGTGATCAGGCGACGGCTTATTGCAAAATGTTTCTGCAATTACTCTGTGCCAGCCGCAATAGATCATTTTCTTTTTGCCATCAATGATTACATTTATTTGACAACGCAAGTACCCATCTGGCATTTTTTTAGGTACTAAAAATTTTTGCTTAATTTTAGAATAGATTCGTCCATCATCGAATACAATATAATTATCATTAAAAGGGTATGGCTTGCGCATATTTCATTCCTCCCTTTATCAACCATACAGGATTAGTCTTAATTATATTATATCACGTTTAGGTTATTCTGTATATAGTTAGTTAGCACGGTATTGACCTTTGCCAGTACAGAGGCGTCCACCGTTAGCAGCAATATATTTGCCACACCGTTTTATATACGTTCAATGAGTTTTAATTCAGCCATTATGTTAACTGAACAAGAGTTGCATCCAACTCTTCGCACACATCTTCGATCAATTGTAAAATCATTAGTTGTCCATTGATACATACCTCTCGCATGCGTCTAGGGTCATATACTTCGGATAGGACTTTATATTGTCCATCAGGCTGACGCTTGCCCGCTCCGCTCATACCATAAGTAGAATTAAGAACTAATTTCAATGGTTGTTGCAACGAATTGCCTTCTTTTTTATATTTAAGTCGTCGCTCACGTATCTCAATATATAATTTAGGGTCAGGTATCGCCCTAGACAATAGATCCCATTCAATCATAATTGATGGGTACATACTACCAACATCAGCATGCACCATTCTCGATTTATCATCAGTAGACCATATATAATTTGGTATAGCACCATGTAAACCGCCTAGTGCGAACGTATGTTCTGTACCATATAGGTCTATATCTAAACTAGCAGATGCGTCTTTTGATTCACGAATGCTATCGAAAAAGTCAATTACCTCTTTATGTTTATATGAGTAGTCCTTCACGCATTGAACATATTCAAAATCAAATTCTTGATCCCATTCTTTTGATGTCAGCTTCTTTGCTTTTAGAATTTTAGCAGCAAGCTGGGCTTGTGTCTTTTCCATACTAGATAGTGGTTCACCCGCCAATTGGCAAAGGCCAAAGCGAGCTTCAAAGCTGTCTTTAGTATTCTGGAACACCAGAGCCGTGTTATAAACATCATCATGACAATATGCTCGGTTAAGCTGTCGCTCTTCTTTTGTCAATGGTCTAGTCAAATCGAAATTGACGTCTGTTTCATGAATGTTGACGCCCATATAAGACTCAAGCTGTTTTAAGCTTTTACTGAATACCATGCAATCGTATATATTTAGTTTTATAGATCTAAACTTATTTGTAAATGACCAACCCGGATGACCACCTTTAATAATATAATCATTGACAATTTTTGGATTAATCCCCAACAAAATTGCTTTAATAATATAAACATCATATCCTTTACAGTTATAACCTATCCATAAATCATCTTTATGTTTTTCATAGTATTGTTGCAACAATTCACGATCATTTTCAATATATATAAACTCTTTACCGTCGAACGTTACAACAAGCCAATCATATGCGAATACTTCACAGTCGAAAAATATCATAATACTTCAACAACCCCGTTTTTAATAATCATTTTAGCGAGCCGGTCATCTCCGTTTTCTCTAGCAAGATATGCAAGCCATTCATCGAGCTCCTTACTATCGCTTTCTAAATAGATGTTATATAAGAAATCACTTACATAAGTTTGTGCTGTTGTCAAATTCAATACTATTAACCCCTTTCTTTGGCGCTTCATATTTGCCTTGGTGAATATCTCTAATTCTATTAATATCATATTTCATTTTCTTGATATGCCTTTTATGCAGCATATCAATTGGCATTGGTACGTATCTGATATATTCGTCATCATGATCATAATACTTGACGCATAACCATTTGTCTTTTGGTTTGATAAGTATACAATCGCCTTGTTTAATCATAGCTCTATTTCCTCGATAACGTCGTTAAAAAATTCAAGATGATTCTTTACTACATCAATTAGTAGCATATAATTAATCCCATTAATTTTAATAGGCTTATAACTACACCTTTTAGGCACATAATCATTATTACCCCAAAGATATTCGAACTTTATTGCTTTTACTTTCATAAAATTATTCCTAAATCGTCTCAATCCAATTAGGTAAAATCAAATATCCGAAGTACTCCGCATCTCTAACTAAAAAGTATAGCTCTCCGTTAATAGTTAGACATCTTTTTTCACCTAAAAAATAATCTCCATTTTTTATTTCATCATATCGTTCACTACCTAGCATGGTTTTAAGTGCTACAACTTCCATTTTATACCTCCTATAGAATACAGCTTAAAAATACAACTAACAAAACTAACCACCAGTATGTTACAACAATAATTACTGTTGCAATCATACATAAAATAATAGCTTCTAAAATTATATCCCACATGTTAAATCATCCTCCTTCTATAATTATAATACACCAAACCGCGGTAATTGTACAATGCTTAGTTTGCATAATAAAAATAGCCGAGCAGCATAACCGCCCGGCTAAATAGTCTAGTCATTAATTATCGAATACGTCATTGATGTACAGGTTCTTGAAGTCATTTTGTGTCTTCTGTTCAACAACAAATGTGCAATTCTTCACATCACAGAACACCAATTCGATCTGGGTAGCAAAGTCATCAAAATCACCAGTGAACTCAACTTCTTGAGCTGCGCCAAAACTATTCAAAAATGCTACACAAGCACGAACACATCCAGTATCATTGCGTGTACCTGTTAATACTTTATTAATCCACAAACGTTGATTTTTAAAGTTAGGGCCTAGAATTTTAAATGCGCCTTTTAACATTAATTTGTCACCCGCTTTATTTGTACCTAACTCTAAATTTAACAATACGCATTCATATTCACCGTCGGTAATTTCCGGGAATTCTTTTGTTTTTTCTTCTTTGTTTGTTTCCAATTCACCTAGTTGTTTATTATATTCGTCAATGTCCATATTAAAATTTTTAAAGCTCATAATTACCTCCTAATTAAAATGGTACCTGTTCCAATTCTTCCTGCGTAATTTTACGAGTTCGACGGCTTCTACGTTTAGGCTTTTCCTCTTCTTTGGTATTATCTAGGGCATCCATATCGCGAGAATCATCAATAGCAAATAAGCCATTGCACGCATATTTCCTAGCGTAAGATGAACATGCACCAGTTAATTGGGAGGCATCCATCCCCTTTTTAGAATCTGCTTCACGAGCATACGCCTTACAAGAATGCATAGTACCATCTTCACAGTCAATGATTAATACAGTAGACTCGATATAAGTTCTATCCTCTTTTGTTACAACATCATCACTAATCGTTAAAACACAATTATATTTTTTAAGTAAAGGCTTTACTGCTTCTAAAATACCGCTCAAATCACGATAATCATAGCCACCAAAACTATTGTGTTTATTCTTTGGCGCTTTCAATTCTAATTGAATTTTATTTAATTTCTCATAGATCAATCACTTCACCACCTTTATAACTTTTAACAGGTTCAACAAACCGAGCAACATATAAATCAGCACTATGGACAATATAAAGAAGCTCGTCAAGGGCTAGCATATATTCTCGGTTAGTATTTTCATACCAGCCATCATGTGCCATAATACATACTTTTTCATTTTCTGTCAGTTTAAAAAACTTAGATGCAATATTTAATGATCTCAATGCATGGCTTTTAATCATTAATTTAGGATTAATTTTCATCGGTTTTGATCCTGACGTTTTGCCAGATTTAAGCAAGTTAGGTACATAATATCCATAGGCTTTCCCAATGTCATGACAACCTGCGCATAATATGATACTTTCCAGAGATACTTTACTACCAAACGTATCTTTTAATTTCATGGCGTAATTCATAACATTGAGTGTATGCTCAACTAGGCCACCCGGATAATTGCAATGAAATGTTGTACTCGCCCACGCTTCATAGAATCCGTTATTTTCTAAATCTTGTAGCAACGTCTCTACACCGTCGCGAGCTATACACATTCGCATTAGACTTTCATAGTTTTCTTTATTTGTCATCAATTACCTCCTTGTTTTACCGTCAATCATTTCAAAGGTTTGCTGTAACAATATTTCATATAATGCGTCTCTAGTGTAATCGTCATGGTATATGATTGCCGTTAAAAATTGTACAATCAAATCATAATTACTAGGCTTTAATATAAAGCCATAACCACCCGAATCTAGTATTTGCTCTAGTATTCTTTTTTGCTGGATCGATGGTAAACCATTTTCTTTTTTGCATTCTATCTGAATGTCGACACCATGAATTGTTATTGACAAGTCAGGTATTCCAGGCATACACATATAACCGCCGTTGAATACTTTCTGATGATAACCAATACTGTCAACTGTTTTGTGCTGCTTTGTAACACCCAGTGCATATATACCATTTTTTGCAAGCCACTTACGTAACTTATTTTCTATTGCTTTTTCGGAGCAGTCTGGTTTTTTATTGCTTGGAGTTAATAGTGCATCATCAATAGACCAGCCACAACTATGTATTCGTGTATATAATGTCTTTGGTCTTATATTATATTCTTTTGCCCAGTCGGATATTGACTTAGTATGTCCATTATATTCTAGCATAATATTCGTTGTTGTATTTTGGCCTTGCTGATACGCGGTGATCCATCTACAGTTGTTCGGCTCATAATCACTATTGACATCAATACGATCTATAGTAAGATCGTCCTTGTATCCATTAGCCATAGCCCAATCAAAAAATGTTGTGCGATCATTCAGCCACTCATCACAAACCCTAATACCACGTCCACCATAATTTTTGTATCTGTTGCAACATTTATAAGTACAGCGGCTAACCATATCAACGTAAATTCGATATAGTCTGGTGCCAGTCATATTATGTCTATGACCATTAGGGCGCCTGTTTGCAATGTCATGTACAGACCAGCCGCGATCATATCTAGATCTAACAGTCGACGGGTTCATATTTAATTTTTTAGCGAATTCTTTTAAGGTTAGCAATTCACCATTAAATTCTATTTTGTCTATATTATCACCTCCAATAATTAATATTATACCACAACTTACTTATCTTGTATAGCGCTAATTAGCTCTTTTAAGTATGGCAAATTGTCAATCATGCAGTCATTAAAATCGTGCCATTCACCAAGTTTTTCATAACGGCGTGCTTCGTACATTCTAAGTACATTCTCGTAGCTCATTGTAATTGTACGCATTTGATTATATGCATTTGGTAGCAACTGGATAATGGTTCTCCATAACGCTTTATTCTTTTTCATACCGTCATTATAGTCCTTGATACGAGCATTTAAGTTATCAATAACAAGATTTACAATAAATTCATCATCATGCATATCTTCAAAGCTAAAATCATGTATAGTTAACGGTCTAGAACATAACTTATACATAGTGCTGCAACTATTTGATGTTACTCCCACTTTATGCTGGTCGAACTGTTTCCACCAATAGAGCGGTGCGGTAATGTCGCAGGACACCATAATTTGTCGTAATGTTTTGCGATGATCAGTGCCGGCCTTTGTTAATCGTAGTAATAGATCTAAATCGTTAGGCCCGATCGTATTCCCACTAGTATCATTCTTGTGCCATGAATTCATTGGATTACGCATACCGCGCATAGCGCTCTCAATACCATATACTTGTAAATTATCGATTCTAATCATTTGTCCCTCCTAAATAATTCATCAGTATAATCTTTTTTCAAATCTAATGTATCATATATTTTCTGTTCAATACTATTTGTTGTAACAAGCTTCCAATATGTGCACTTGTGTTCCTGCCCGATACGATGAATCCGTTTTTTAGATTGCTCAAAAAAATCACTCTTAACTGGCGGACTATAATATATCATTTTATTAGCTAATTGTAAATTTACGCCACTTGAACCTGATTGATACTGCACTAATGTAATACTATTGTCATATTCGTTGTAACAATCTAGATTTTTTTTGTGACCATTGATATAACTAATAGGTCGTTTTAATTTTTGCACAATTTGTTGCAACGATTCTAACTCACAATTGAAGTTATAGAACACAATGACACGATCTTCTGTACTTTCTAGTAGCGTTTTTAACATATCTAGCTTTTCTTTGCTGTTGCATAGTTGTCTTAAATATAACATGTCTTGTGCTGGCCCGTTTGATATATATTCAATCTCGCCACAATCAACATAGCCATCTTTTTCAAATGTCTTATAGTCTTTAGATTTAGGAATTGGAACATCAATAAACCGCTGCTCTGGTAAATCAATAACTTCATCTGTTTTCATAAAGACACAGCCTAAATCTTTCATTTTAGATTTAAGCTCATCAACATTTTTGTATGGGTTGCGTTTAGATAGTACTCTGAATCTAACGCCAGCATTTTCCATGTCAAAAAAGTTACAATATCGATCTTCATATGAACGTTTATTCATATCTAACCCCAACAATTTTAGCTGTGTATACAACTTATCATAACGTGCGTTTGATGCAGGTGTACCTGATAATAAGACCACGTTATCATGATGTAATTTTAAAATACCTTTCGTTTGTTTTGATGTGTTGTTTGCGATTGCTTGCGATTCATCAAGCATCAACGTTAGGCCAGTTAGCTTTTGCAGTTCTGGCCTACGCCATGCACTTTCGTAATTAATAACACCTATTCGTAGATTGTTATCATCTATTATAAAATTCTCAAGTTGTTTCTTTTTTGTCAAATCATATCTAGCCCAATCTGGATGCGTACTTTTGAAATGACCAAACCATTGAGGTACTAGCGATTTTGGACAAACGATTAATATTGGTACCTCAAACGATACTGCTTTATATGATCCGCAATATGTTTTACCAAGGCCCATATCAAGATAGTATGCAACTTTGTTAAAGTCTTTCGTTTGTTGCAACACTTCTTTTTGATGCTCATATAACTTAATGGACATAAGACAAAGCACCACAAACAACTAACATAATAATGTAACAAGTGATCGCAATAATGATAGCTGTTTTATCCATGATGTGCCTCCTTATTTAAACCAACGAATAAAAGATTGTGGATCGAGAATCATAAAACCAAAAATCCAAATCAAAAAACAAATTCCAAAGCATGCTAATGTTTCCATAATTAAACTCCTTCATAAAATACTTTTAATGCAATAGCACAAACAATAAAAATTACCATAGCTGCAATCAAATAATCACCTCCTATATAAGCGCGAATGATATTGTACTAAGTTGTACCAGTAGCATAACTAAACCGGTTAGCGTTGTTACAACACCAACCATATACATTAAGAATGCGAATACATTAAACATCATTATATTCACCTCCTAAGCTAAAAACACATCACGCATTGATCTAATATCTTCGATTGTCATGTTTAGTTTTTCTGCATCTTCTACAACTTTTGTTGCAATCGCTATAGATGCAGACAATGTTCTACCACAGTCTAATAAGTGTTTTTTAACTGCAAAAAATAAATCTTCAAGTGCTTGTTGTTTAGTCATTTTTATTACCTCCATGTAATATAACCTCTTTACAATTATTATAATACACTATGTTACAACAAATGTAAAATATATAGAATGCATACTTACTATTACATAAAGTAATAGAGGGCAGTCATATAACCACCCTCTAAGGTTAATTACTTGCTACAGCAATCACAACCGCAATTACATTTTTTCTTTTCGAACGTTTTAAAAACTTCGTTCACATCCATTTCATAACCGCACACGTTACCATGGTCAGTATATTGCCAAATATAAGGATCCGGATAATCGCAAGTACTATTATATTGAGCTACCCATAATGGAACCCAAGGAACTTGGCTATACATATAAGTTTCATCCCATAACAAAGAATAACCGCTATAAATACCTACATTCTTAAATCCTTCACGGTTCAATGTATTGACAAATTCACACATAATATTGGTAATGTCTTGATAGGATAATTGACCGTTATCAATATAAGAACGTAAGCGGGTATGATCCTCATAGTCATACCATATACCAAGTTGTAGGTGCCAGTCAGTCAACCCAATTTCTTTCAGTTTATTGATTACCCAGTTAGCTTCTTGTCTACATTCTTCTAGGTCGTACGCATGACTGAAGTAATAACAACCGACTTTTAAACCGGCTTCTAGTGCATTTAAGATTTGTGTTCTGCCACATTCTGTTTCGTTGTAACATTCGCCGAGTTTAACAATTACACCATCATAGCCTTCCGCTTTCGCTTGTTTAAACTGTTCAATACTTGTAAAATAATCTTGCCAGTCAGAAATGTCGAATATTTTCATATATTACCCCTTTTATTTATATTTTACCTAATACAAACCAAAAATATCGTTGTGCTCTGTAGTCGTTTGCCTGTACTTGTATAGTAGTGGTATTTGTTTTATCGACTACAACAGAGAAATAGTATACGCTCACATCACCATATGTACAGTCGCAGGCCCAAGCCGTCCAAAACTGGCTCATCGGTAAAGTATATGTGCTGACTGATTTCCCTGTAGTATCGCAGTCATTTTCACCAAACTGTAATATAAATCCGGATTTGAATTTAATGTATCCTGTGTGATGGTTATCGTTAGGGTTAACAAAAAATTGGGCTTCAATACCGCCTAACCCCAATAATTCAACAATATGTTTGATATTATCCGCCGGGATGCTATTCCAAGCCGCTTCACCAAGGATCTTCTTGAGTTGTTGTTTGATAGCTTCGGCATCATCTAATGTTGTTTTTACTTTTTCATCTAAAATATCCATGTTACCATTAAGCACACGAATGTCAGCATAATCATCCATGGCCGGCTTAACTAGATTTAGATTCGGTGTATATGTAGCCATTAATTCAACCCCTTAATTTTTTGTAAAATATTAGCACGTTCTATCATTGTATTTGTATGATACTCGTCTAATTCATCAGCAGTCAATGTTTTAAATTCACCATCAATAATAACGTTTGTTGTATCATCACCGTTATCACATAGGCTTGCAACATCAAGTTCTTGAATTTTAGCATTTACTTCAGTTAATTGTTGTAACAATCTACCTTTTTTATTAGCTTTCAATTCATCTTCGCTCGGTGTACAATCTACTATTTCATAATAATCACCTTTATCTTCAATAGTTTTATACTCATGACTGTTACACCATTTAGCAAGCTCAATATATTTATCTTGATCGAACTCGCTTTTTAGCATTTTAGTACCTAGCATCGTAATCAATCTCCTTATTTAACGTTTGGTCCCATGTTCGCGTATTCATATATTCCCATGTTTTACCAATAAATGGTGTATCCGGATTTACTTGGTAATAGTAATCTCCCCACCGATTTTTATCATAAGCCCAGGTCATGATCATATGGGCTGGGAATACATAAGCGTTATCCTTATACCAAGCATTATACGAATCTTCACCGTACTTATATTTGAACCCAACTGCGGCTTGATAAATCACCTCAGCATCCCCAGTATATGATACTTTAACTGAGGTATCAAAATACCGATTTGCAATTGATTGTAAAGATTGTACCGAGCATTTTTCATATGCTTTCCATTTGGATTCGATACGATTTCGTCTATCATAAATATCAGGTACAGGATCAAGACCCAAATCATATTCATAATTTAGGCAGCCATATTCATTCAGCTTAGAAAAGAAAATGTTGTTATAGTTATTGGTGTTCGCGTTATCTTCATTGTTGTAACAAACATAACCAGCATCATATAACTGGTTAATAAATTTATCTTTTCTATATAATGTAGGTAATGATTTAATAGCCTTATTCATACCATACCCCACTTAATACAGCGCAAGAATCATTATTAATTGTGATACTATCATGAGCGTCATTTAATAACAATTCTTTGAAGTCTGTTACACCGTCAATATCAATGATTAATGCCCCGATTTTAGCAATAGAGACGTAATCTGTATTAAATGCGGATTGTTTAATATATCGATCAATCACATCTTTAATTTCTGCTTTTAATAATGCAGTATCACCACTAAATTTAACCCCTTTAATAGTAACTTTAATTGGTGTAGGTGTCGCACTAGCAACTGTTGTAACAGCCCCAATAGTAGCCACACCAGCACCATCACCATTTTTATGAGGATCAATATAGTCTTGCACTAATTTAACAACGTTCTCAGATGCTGGCTTATAATCATTACCAATCACAACAACCTTCACCGTGTTTTTGCCGTTCCAAATCGGTATACATCTAGCACCACCTACACCTGCAACCTCATTAGCCCAAGTGATATATTGGTTAGCATTAACCCCATTTACTGGATTCCGTAAATGATCAAAATAGCGTTCAATTAGACTTTTATCTGTTTCATTATCGTAACCGCCTGTTGTTGGTTCATCATTAATGACTTGACTAATACCAGTAAGTGTCTTAGGGACGACCGTAATTGAACCGACAGGAACATTACCAACTAAACCGCCTTCAGTACATTCAATCATAACATAATCGCCGGCTTTAACGTCCTTAGCTTCTAATGATTGAAAATAAATATCATTTTCTGTTGCAAACAAATCTGTTTTAAGGACAGTACCTTGACCGCTAACAATCTTAATACGTCCTACAGCTTTAACACCAGTTTTACGAGTTAATCCTGTGCGTTCCTCTATAACTGTTTCAAGATCAATTCCAGTTAAGTTTTTCACGCTTTGTTTACGTTTGACATCTTCAATTTTACTATCTAATTCTTCTAACGCAAACGAGAAACCTCTTGTAATATCATATATCGGATAGCCTTCCGACTTGTTCCAGTCGTTAGGTATATCACTCAACATGAGATTATGAATTTCATTAATATTCAAGACTTACCTCCTCTCCAAGATCAGTAACTACCGTGAATGTAAACTTGCCTTTATCAAATGCAAAATCTTTACATTGTGTAACATGTTTACATCCGTTTATAATACCATCATTCAAGCGTCGAATAATCTCGGATACTTGTACACTTCTTGGTAATCTGTATCCGACAATCTCGCTTAAATCTAAACCAAAGTTATTAGAATAGATAGCATACTTATTTAATTCGACACGAATAAACAACTCAATCCACTGTTTAACGGCTTCAACCCTAGACGCTTCCTTGATGTTCCCATTATTAACTACAAACTGATTTGTTTCGTAATCAAATAATATAGAACGCTCACCTGATTCTTCTTGTTGTAACACCGGTTCAATATCATATGAAATCTGTGGAAAGATAATAATCACCTCCTAACAATATTATTATATCATATTGTTGTAACAATGTAAACTATTCAGCGTGATTATTACAGCCGGATACTTTTCGCACGATGTCAACCACAAAGAAATGCTGCTGCCGTTCATCCGGAATAACTAACACGAGATCACCAACACGCCAAACCTCGTCAAGATGAATTTTACCATTTGACTGAATTGTACCGCTACTACTGAAAGCGCCTTCACATGGATGACAAGAGATACTAGCCGAGCCGTTTTCTTGGTATTGTCCAGTATGATTTTTATATGTCGTTTCACGTTCAAGAATTTGGTTACATACATATAACTGCTCACCCTTGATAATGAATTGACCATCTTGAATACTCACGATAGGTGGGCTTACCGATTCAACCTTACCCAAACAAGCACCTAATTTACTTGTTGGGTTATCTCGTTCACGTAGCAATCCGGCTAGATTGTACTCCCAAGATTGAGCCATTAGTTACCCTCCTTTGACGGTTCACTACTCCAAGTATGTGTAACCGGTGCATAACTTTTGATTAATGGTAAAGACTGTACTGCATCAAGAACGCTTACAATCACATCTTTAGCTTCATTTGCAGAATTAGCAAACGCCCAAAGACCTTGAACGTCTAAATCTCTCCAATCAGAATCGGTAGGCAACTTAAAACGCTTATTACCAGTATGTGTATCTAAGCTAATTTCTACAATACCGCCGGTCATTACATAATCAGCAATAGTTGTATACACTTTATTATTTACTGTCATCATTATGTATCACCTCACATTCCATAGTATGCAAACTACCGGAGTAATTGTGTGTACAATGCTCAACTAGATACTCACCATATAAACCTATTTCCGGTTGCTCGAACTTAATAATACGACCACTACGAATATAATTATCACCTAATAATGTAACCGTTGCCTTTTCAAAAGTCTTAGACAATTCTTTTAGCTTTGTTTCAGCTATCTTTTTAGCGTCATCTTTTTTCTTATCGTCAACCTGTTCATAATGGGTATATTGACCATACATTTTTATAGACGCTTCATTCTTCGCTTCCGCATAAACAGTAGTGTTCTTTTCGGATGAAGAAATAACAATAACCCTATTTGCTAGATTGTCAATGCTTTCATCGTAACTAAAATCGGATACTAACGGTTTAGACTTCCATATCATTTTTAGATTATTCATCGCATTTACGTACAAGCTACCATAATTGTACTCACGTCTATATTTCAAACCAGTATCATTAGTAGCTTGCTTTAATAGATCATCTATCACATTTGCGATAGTCTCGCCGTTATAAATTTTAGTTACCTTTGTTGGTATGTCACAATCAACTTTACATGGTAAATATTCTTGTTGACACAATTTCTCAATACACGATTTAACATCTAAATTAGTGAATTGAATCTTGGTCTGATTCTTATTTAGATAAAAAGCGTTATCAAAACATTTAACCGAGTAACTGCTTACGCTGTTTCTTGATAATGTAATAATCTGACCTTGAAATATAAGCTCGTCCGCATCGTACAACAAAATGGTGTTCCCAGTTCTTAGGACAGTAAACCACGTATAACTATCATATACATTGTTGTTGACATAATCAAAATCTAATTCTACACCTAAGCTATCAATATTATCCGTCCGAGTTACATTACCACAAAATGCAGAAATATCTATTTGTTTGCCTTCTTGTATTACAATAACTTTCATCATTAAGATTGTAGCCCTCCCGTAAGTGGATTGTATGTGCGATATTCCATGAACTCGATTGATACATGGTAATCGTTTAAGTTATCCAAATAATATGATAAGTTATTAATAACAGCCAGCATATTAAGATATGTATTGTTACCACGTGTTATAACAAGTCTAAATGGTTTATCTTCCAAACGAGCTCTATTAATGAAGTTGATAATATCAGATCCGTTTGTACCTCTTGCCCAAGAATAACGACTGACATCGTCCGGACATAGTAAATCATCAAATGAGATTGTACGCAATCCTAATAACCCAATTGTACTAATATCACCAATCACAGAGTTGAACGTGTCATTATGCTGTTCGGTTTCAATTGGCGGCAAGTCTGCCGGCGGAACTGGAAAAGTTACACTTTCCCCATCTTCTTGTAATAGACAAATCTCAGCCCTATCCGGTTTTTTCAAGTTGACCATAGATAAGAAATTTCTATAGATTGATAACAAATTTAATAAAGTCATTATTTCACCTCCTTATATATAATATTATATCATTGTTATAACGTTTTGTAAATAAAAGAAGGTATGCATATATAACATACCTTCTATACTTAAATTACATATTTGAAAGCGCAAGTGTTACACGTCCGCTAATAGCATCACCGACTTGATCAATAAATGAATCATTGCCAATGACATTGCCCTGCACAGTAACCGGACAATTAATTGTATAACCGTTACCAGATAATTCCCGCTGCGTTTGTGCGTTAGTTTTAACACTACTACCGCGCGGTAAATCTACCAATTCAGGTCCATACTCACCAACTAGTAATCGTCCACCAGTAAAGTAATTAGTACCGTTAGCTGCGCTAGGGCCTTGTTTAGCTCCGCCAATACTATTACTTAAATCATAGCTCCCTCCGGGTACTGGTCCGCCAGCTAAGAAAGGATTATCGGTAGCGTTCATCTCATTCCTAACTTGTGCCGATGACTGTAAATAGCTGGACATTTTATAAATTAAATAATCAAACGCACCGACTAACGCGCCTACGGCACTGGTCAAAGCAACAACGCCTCCAATGGCACTAGTACAGAATGCACCGATCGCGGTTATAGCCGAGCCTAATGGTCTAAGCGAATCCATTAAACTAGTAACCGCACTAACAGCTTTACCACCAATTGTTGCAACAAATAAGGCAGTAATCAAAGGATGTGCATATGCGCAGGCTAGCCCTACACCAGTAATACCGCCGCCTAGTTCGTTTGAACGATCAGCAATACCTTGTAAATCGCCCGTTAAATTCACTATTGATTCTTGTAAGCTTGCCATCGCACCCGCAGCGCCAGTTAAACCTTTGTCATTACCACCAAGCAAAGTATTAATAAGTTGCCCAACTGGCTCTTTAAGATCATCTAGCCGGCCTTTTACACCAGTTAATTGACCCTCAAATGTTTTCATATATTCGGTGCTTGCTCCCAGATGATTAGATTGAGAGAATGCTTTCCAAACTTCGGCCATACGTTCAGATTCAGTCTTACCCTTACCTAAAAGATCAGCGTTTAATTTGTATGCTTTAGCCAGCTTAGTTGCACCTTTACCAGTTTTGACATATGCAGATAACGCTTTAGTTACATTATCTTGCCCCTCACCAGTACTTCTGGCAATATCCTGAGACATAGCCACAATATCTTCAATTGATTTTTTACCAAAACCCTGAGATATTAAACCACTAATAACTTGCAAAGTGCCTTCATCACCGAATGCAGTAATATCTTGTTGTTGACTTGCAAATTTTTTATATTCTCCAAGTTCTTGCGACGCTTGCTCTGCCGTTTTACCGGTTGCGATTAATGCACGTTGTACACTTTTTTCTGATTGAATTTGGGTGTCATATGCTTTTATTGCGTCCATCGAAAATTTAGCAATAGCCCCACCGACTAATGCGCCTTTTAATAAAGATCCGAGCTTACCGACTGACTTACCGACAGCATTTAATTTACCAGACGTTACTTGTAAATTAGAGTTCATCTTGCCAAGACGGGGAGATACGTTATCTTTTAATGACATTATAATGTCTAAAGTTTTACTCATTTATCATCCTCCATTAAGATAAACGATAGAGCAAGAACATACTCATTATAAGACCAGTTTGACATTTCTTCGAAGGTGTGACCTCTGTCAAGATAGTACTTATAAACATAAAGCTCATCGCTTTTACCGTCCTTCATCACTTTTTTATTGTTTCAACGTCCTCTTTTAGTTGTCCCACATATTGGTTTAGGATCTGAGTATAAAATGTCAATACTTCGATTGGGGTTAATACCTCACAAATTACGTTATGCGGGTCCCCTTCGACGTCAATTTTATCAAGCAATTTTCTAAATATGTCACAAGATAAATAAATTGCTTCTAAATTTCTTTCATATGCCCCGGCTTGAGTCTCAACATCGTATTCATCATCGAGTCCCAAGATTTGTTTAAAAGGTAATTTATGACATTCATATTCATCATTACCTAGTTTAACAATGAAAGTGCCATTTTGTTGCTGTGCAAACTTATTCATAAGTTGATCAATTGTAATCATTATCCAATCTCCTTCAAAATATCATTAATTAATTCATTACAATTTTTGGTAAAAATAGTATTCGCTTCATTCGTTGATTTTTCTAACGCATTAATACCTTTACGACTGTTATGATGGTGAAATCGTGACTTTTCCAAGAAATGTGCTTTACTATTCTTATTAAAAATACGAATCCGCCAATTGGAACCACGATGTACTAATTTACCCTTTTTATAGGTAGATAAATAGCTACGTTCATTTAGCCCATTGTTTTTACTTTTGGCTTGACCACGTGCAACTCGCTTGACATATGTCAGTGACTTTGATGTTGCTTTTCTAAACATTTTACGCAGTTGTTTGTCAATTTTCTTGTCTTTTAAATTAGATAATAATAATATATATTTATCTAATTGACTTGTATCACAACTCATGTTACATCATTCCTTTTGCTTTATGATCTTCTGGCAGTTGTTGTTGCATTTCTTCTTGCGTTTGTTTGTATTTATTATCAGCTTTGTTTAGTTGTTTACATAACCAAACCCAGCCAGCAATAATAAATGTAATACCAACACCGTATACTCCAAAGAACAACCACATCACAAATAAAACCACCCAGAACCAAACCATACTGGACGACTTCTTTTCTTGTTGATTCATAGCATCGTTTAGTGTTCTTAATGCGAATGTACTCAATTTTGTACCGTCACCCCATTCTTCGACGATCACATAATCGCTACACATGATTTTGTTTTGTTGTAATACTTGTTTTAATTCATTAGGATCACAGCCTAATGTTTCAGCTACTTGATCGATTGTGAAAATACCTTTTTTGTCTTTCGCAAGAATCTTGCTAGCATTGCCACCATTCATATAGTGTGCTTTGCTTGCGATACTCATTACTTGATTAATTGTTGTCAACATACTTTTTGCCATTTTATTTACCTCGTTTCTTATAATAACCTCGGAGTCTCATGTGCTCCTTACATTTATTATAATACACCAAGGATAGTAATTTGTAAAATATATAATATACATACATAATATGATCTTTTGTTATAATTGTGCAGTAAAAATAGTCGTCTTAACATATAAATTGTTGTAACAAAATGTCATATTAATAAAATACTATATAAAATGTATAGGGGATATAATTAAATACCCCCTATTGTTATAACAAAAGTTAAATTGTAGACAAGTAATTAAAATCACCAGCACGGAAAGCAGTAGATTCTTCTCGTACTTCACCATTTGTAAATGATAACAAAGTGGCTTCGTCAAATTGTACGTCCGTAACTTCGACAGCTTCATCGCCATTTACGTTTGGATCGGATAACTCACCCATAAACTTGATACTAGGCATTACTCCAGTTTTAATCGCATCTTTAACAAGTTTAATGTTAAAGCTGTTAACCTTATGAACTACCATAGTACCGGTTAAAGTAGCACCAGTATATTTAGATTGTGTAATCAAGTTACCATTCACTAGAATGTCTTCATAGTTCATACTTGCTTTCAATTCAAAAGATTTAATTTCAGCACAACGAACGTTATTAATAAATAATTTTCCGTGCGTACCTAAAATAACTTGGTTTGCATCCATTATTCACATACCTCCTTATGCTAACGCAATAGTAAATTTAAGATCTTCCATAGCATTACTAATTTTAGCATCACCGGCTAAAAATACAGTTGTACGGAACGTCATTTGTTGAACTTTGTTGTCATCCCAGTCCTCAGCTTCCGTTTTACCAATATTAAGCCATGCTAAGCGTTGAGATTCAATATCTACAAACGCATGATTGTCATAACTATCGTCTAATACTTCTTCACGCATTAATTGACGGAAGTAAGCATTTACAGAAGTAATAAACAAACGTTGGTTACTTAAAGTATTTTTATATTTACCAACATAATAATCTTTAAATGTTGTATAAATATCTTCGATAATCAAGTTCATTGCTTCAACGATAATGATGTAGCTCATATCCTCAGTATCAGTACTTGTAAATGTATGCAAGCTATTAACAGCACGACCACATTTAACTTCTTCGTCGTCATTAATCAATGTCAACCAACCGTCAGAAATCCACTTACCGATAGGTGCTTCAGTTGTTAAATATGTATCATCCCAAGATGCAAGATCTTCAAATACATAATATGTCAACGTACGATTCATAGGCAAATTACATAATGTTGATGCAATACGAATTAAATAATCTTCGGCTTTAACAGTAGTACCGTCTTTCAATGTACCGCCGGTACCTTTAAGATTGATGACGTATTTGCTGTCTGCTTGCGTTGCTTCGGATACAACCGCTACACATTTATGACCTTGATTATCTTCGTTATATTGTACAACTTGATTAGCTAATTCTTGTTGCAACGCTTTAACATTTGTACAAACATAATTGAATTTAATCTTGTCAAGTTCTTTCACAATGTCAGCCAATGTCGCATCACTGTTACAACGTAATACATACACTTTGTTAACTGCTACATCAAATGCGCGTTTTAAAGCTGTGAGATTAGTTGTATCGTAATCAGTTTCTTTAATATCAGCCAAACGACGATATACAAACTTATTGATCCCTGTTTCTTGTTTAGTATCTTTCACAATTACGCACAAAACACCACGCTCGGAACGTTGCACAGCTGTCACAGCTTTTTGCGTAAAAATGATATCAATGTTAGGCAAGTCTAAACGATACGCCATTTATTTGATCACTCCTTTTATTTAATATTTACATTTAATTCTTCCATATTAGGCTCAGTCTCAACCCTATTTACTTTTTGTATTAAATCGGCGGTAATATCAAACGTCAATACTTTATCCGATTTATACAAATCACTATTTGTATTTAATAGAGATACATAATATTCTTCTTCTCCATTACTAATATATAACGGATTATCAAACAAAATCGTCAAATTATTCTTCATGTCGAGTAGATCCAAAAAACCTTCGTACCTATTCTCGGCAAAGAATACTATCTTGATATTACTCGACTCTTTAACATAATCAGATGCTACCCAACTTGTTGCAACATCTTCTACATCGATAAAATAACTAGGCCTTGGAAAATCCTCGTCAATATCCATATCACATACCGGATACTGAGGATACGTCTTAGATATTAACTCGCTAAGACCTCGAATAACGTCAATAACCGAAAGCAATTTTATATTTCACCTCCTCATAACAATATTATACCATATTGTTATAACAAAGTAAATACTAAATTGTCACCTCACAATAGCACTCTAACCTCTCGCTATTAAGGTAAGGATCCATTATGTAGAGAATATCATAACGGGTTCCTTTATATATGAACCACATAGAACTATTAATTTTGCTGTTGTAACGGCATACAATTTTATGTGTTGTTCTTGTGAGCGTCGTATCAGCTGGACGACCATTAAGCAATGAACCAGTTTGTGGTAACACCGCACCCCATACTTCAAATAGCTTTTTATCTTCTTTAGGATATTGCCCAAGACGATTCTTTTCTTTTGCTGTTACTGTTCCCCAAACCTCGAGCCTATTTTTACATATGCTAGATAATCGCATATCTTTAATGTATCTCATTAGGCTTCACCACCTAAGAAATTACCGCAATGTAAATCAAGCACACCTTGCATAACTGGGTTTAATGTTACTGTTGAAGTGGTGAATTGTCGCACTTCATAACCATCAGAAATTAAAGACAATACCACAATAGTTACATCGTCATATTTATCAAGATCTTCTTTTGTACAACCCATATAAGAAGTACAATATTGAATAGCAGAAGCTAACAATGCATCAAGTATAACATCATCGTCGTTACCATCAACACGTAAATACTGCTTGATAACCGGTAATGTAAGTTCAGATACTTTCATTTTAACCTCCTTTATGATAGTAAAAAGGAGAGGGAATGGACTCCCTCCCCTACTATTAGCTATTTATTATTCAGCTTTTGTGGCTTTTGCAGCTCGCGCAGATACTGCATTTTTAGCAGATACAACAATTTTTTGAGGTTCAATTACTCGAGCATCAAGTTCTAACCAAGCAAGTACACCTGTCGCATGTTCATCCGCATATTTTTCAGCCAATACTTGAATAGCTACATCTTCATGTACATTTACGTACATTGCGGAGAAGTCACCGTATACAACATTAGTATCTTTCATATTGTCGGATACCATAACCGGTTTACCAAGCAATGTATAACCAAAGCCGTTAGTAACGTCATCTTGTAACAAATAACGTTGGTTGCCGTCTTTCAATTGGCGAAGGGCAACAAGTGTATTGTTAGATACTAACCACATACAACCACCTTGGAATTGTTGAGGGACTTTTACTTGCATAGCGATTAATTCATCTACTGTAGGCATGTCCGCAGTAGTTGCAAATTTTTCAACAGTAGTGTTATTAGTTGTATCAAGTACACCGTGAATTTTTTCAGTACCATTAATCAATTCATTTTCGATAAAGAGCGCAATGGATTCAGCTACTTTATTTACTACATAAGATACAATATCAAATTGAGAGTTGTTGATCAAAGAATTAGAAATTTTAGACAATGCACCAACAAGATGACCGCCTAATTTTAAGGAATCAAAACCTACTTTGGAAGAAGTTAATGCTTTAAATTCTTCTTGATATGCTGTAGTAATAGCATCTTTACCTACTGGGAATGTCAAGTCACCTTTAACATTGAACTTAGTAGCTAATGCATATAATGGAGCAATTTGTTTTACACGATCAATGATTTGGTTCGCAATAGTAGTAGGAATAACAGCACCATTATCAGTCTTTGCCATTTCACCAGCACGATTTTCACGAATCAATGCTTCAAATGCACGTTTTTCTGTTTCTTCAATGGAACGTTCTTCTTGTTTTTGTTCTGGAGTTTTTGGTGTTTCTTCTTCCATCATTTCCAAAGAACGAGCTTCACGTTTAGCTTCGATAGTTTTGTCAAGTGCTTTCAACTCAGCTGTTTTAGCTTCGAATGCAGATTGTTCTTCGTCTGTCAACGCACGTTTTTCTGTCTCAGCAGCTTCAAACATTTTATTAATTTCTTCTACAATAGAGTTACGTTTTTCAATCAAAAATTTCATTATTTATATTCTCCTTTTAAGAATTCAAAATGTTGTTTATATGTATTAAGTTGTTCAAGATCGTGAGGTTCTCGTTTATCATCAACCTCAAAAGTTTGTTCGATTGAACGTTGCTCATGCACGGTAGCATCATCGTCACGTGCTTCAATGCTTGTAGCAATATATGCAGGTGTCACGGATAAAATGCTCACCTCCTGCAAGTCGAGTTCATCGATCGTACGGCGTCGTACTTCTTGAGAATCGTCCCAAGTATCAGCCTTTGCAACAAAGCCAAAACTCCAGCCTTGTAACTTATTATGTTCTGCAAGTTCAACGACTTCCGGGTCGTCAATATCAACTTTAGCACGTAAACCAATATTGTCCTCATATAATTCTAAACTAATTGGCTCTAAACTACGTTTGTGATTTAACATTAACCCAACATCAGAACGTTGTTCAAGGCTCTTAGCAAATGTACCGGGTTTAATAACTTCAATAAACGGTCCATGTAAATCATGTAATACACGAGATTCACGACCAACCGCATTAATATATCCCTCAAGATGTACACCGTTGTTTCGTAATTCGATTTTCAAACTTGTTTCACCTCCTAACACTATTTATTATATCATGTTGTTACAACAAAGTAAACAGCTGATTTTAAATTTTTGTCATATCATCTTTAGTAACACCATCACTATTCATAGTGCTATTCGTGTTAGGTACAAAAATCTCACCCGTTTTTGTGTTGTATAACACATCTGCAAGACTCATTTTTACATATGGTAAATCGAGTACCGGTAGATTTTCATCGCGTCGAACTTCATCAACTGTTAAGAAGCCACTAGATAATGCAGTTTGATAAGATGCATATTTGTCTTTTTCATTGATACGCAATAGATCGTTTGTATCAATTTTAAACTTCAAACTACCCTTTTCACTTTCCAATAGTAGGTAATTATTTAATGCTGTCGTCAACTGACTAACAATAGGTAATACAGCGATTCGCACAGCGTTCAAATAACTATCTGAATTAGAACCAATTAAAAAGTTAGTTGGTAACCCAAAGTAAGATAGTACTTGTTGAATGTTGATAGTTTTGTTTTGTGATAATTGACTTTCGGTTGCTGTACTAGATGCATCTTCAAATTCAATACCCGAGTTTAATACCATCACATCGGCTTGACTCGGAGAAGTCAACCGCTTCCACGCGCTACGCAATTGACTGATTTTTTCTTGATCTAGTTTACTTTTCGATTTTAAGAAGCCACGACGCACACCACTACTAATACTAGTCTGCTCATATTTCAAACTAGATAAGATAGTATTCAATAAACTTTGACAATCGGAAATAAAACCAACACCAGATACGCCATTCTTGGTATTACTAACCAACCTAAACAAATTGTAATCTTGCACTTGTTTGCCATCAACCCAAACATTAACAATCTTGTCTATACTACTAACAGATTCAGTATAAGTCAATCTTGTTGTTGGTACATAAGATAGTTTTGTAATTTTGTTACCACGTTTGGAAATATAAGCGTAGCCATTCCCTTCTAACAACAGATCAGACACAATCTGACGTTTTAGGTCGTTAGCTGTCATACAGTTACCACTATATTCATTTAATAATGGTAGGCGGTAATCATCGTATACTTCAATATAACCTTTTTCAGTTTTCTGATACATCTTAATCGGCAATGAAGCAATCACACTAGAAATCCAATCAACTGACTTGGCCACAACCGGAATCGATAATGCTTCTTTTTTAGTAACAATTTTCTCACTAGTTGGAACGATCCCGTCAATAAAATCAGCAAGTACTTCGTCATCAGATCTCGTTTCAGTTTTAAACCAATCAAACATCTATTCTTCACCTCCTTTCAAATTAATTTCATTCCCGCCAATAGGTTCAGAATCGTTTAAAATCAAAAACTTAATATATTCGGTCATTGTTTGTCCGTTACATTCGCATTGATCTTTTAACATTTCCAATTCTTCGTCGCTTAATCTAAAAGCAACACGTTTTGTCATTGCTGACATTTTATTTCCTCCTTTCTTTTAGTTCTAGTGCTTCCTCAATAGACCAATTTAGTTTGTAGATCCTACTTAATACATTACTATAATTAAGATTTAGGATCTCGCACCATTCACTTAAGCAATGCATTTCACCGTTAATTGTAATATTGTTATTACGTCGCGTATTTCGTGATTGCTGTTTTGATGTTACCCATCTACAATTCAAGGGCTCATAATTTCCATCATTATCAACTCTGTCTATTGATAGACTATCATTGTAACCGTTTTCTATTGCCCAGTTATAGAACGCCATAAAGTCGTTAAGCCATTCATCACACAACGTAATACCTCGACCACCCCAATCTTTATATTGTGGCAGGTCCTTATTATAGCATCTATTTTTCATGTTGTAGTAAATTCGGTATAACCGAGTATCACATTTATGGTGATTTTTACCTCGCAAACATCCACAAGATTTTATTTTACCGTTTGTCAAATTATTGCTAGCCACTTCTGTAAAATTACCACAATCACAAATACATAAATAATGAACTCGCTTTTTACTACAATTATGAAGTTTATATAAAGCGGTTAACCTACCAAACTTTTGGGCAGTAATATCTTTTAGGGCAGTCATATTGTCACCTCCTTATGCATTTATTATACCATGTTGTTGCAACAATGTAAATAGAAAAAGTCATGCATATTTGTTACAACATACATGACCAAAAGATATAAATTATGCTATTGTTTTCCTTGTATATTAAAGGCTCGTCTCTAAAAAGTTTTATCTTTTCTATATTTATTATATCATAATCCTACAAGTTTGTAAATAAGAAAAGCAGACCAGTTAAGATCCACTAATCCGACGGAGGCACATATATATTATACCACCATTTTGAGACTTTGTAAATGACTAACAACATACCCAATTATCGTCTGTCAATTCTTGTTGTTGTAACAAACATACCGCATTTAACGTTGCAACAACCATATCAACTTTACCACGAGATTTTTTCTTATGTACATATCGATTGAGATTAGTATCATACGTACAAACCGCATTAACAAAATTGATCTCATACAATTGATTAGTGACATACCTGAAATTATGTGTCGTAATCTCTTCATATAATAACTTGGTAGGCGATGCAAGCACACTAGAATGTTGCCGTACTTCAACGCAATCAACGCCAGAAGCTTCTAACTTATTGACAGTCGAGATCGCATTGTAACGGTCATAACCAACACCAAGAATATTTACATTATAATCTTGTTGCAACGTTTCAATAATATAATCTTCTACTTTACTATAATCAATGATGTTAGTACCACAATCAATACAAAGCTTAAGATCAATATATCTTTGATAGTCACATTTTTCTTCTTTTGTCTTTTTATCAATATTGTCTGTCGGTATAAAACACATCGGATGCGATACTAAATGACCATACTCATCACGCGTAACCATAACAACTGAAGTATTGTCATTTGTTTGGCTAAGATCAAGTCCGACATACACATCACGACCATTCCAATCAAACTCATCAATACGACATTGCTGTAAATCTTGAATATCAATATAGGCCTCTGTACCACTGTCAGCCGTAATAATATTACAATGCTTAGTTAAAAAATTGCTCCTAGCCGCAGGCTTCTCAATAGCGATGGTACGCTTTTTAATTAAATTATCCCAGAGAATAGGGACATCAATGGCTAATGGGTTACCATGTGCAAGAATAGTGTCATCAGTTTCCCATTTGCCTTTAGGATTATCTGGCTCATATAATAATGCAAATGTTGCTGTGTCCTCAATTACATTGTCGAGAACTTTTTTAGCGTAGTCTACCTCGTCTTCAAATGGATTATCAATGGTTGGATACTTAGTAGACATAATAATCCCAAGCTTATTCTTCAATAAAATAGCGCCAGATCGCATTGCTTCAAGCGGATACGATACAGGTAACGCACCAACTTCATCACCTAGCCATGCATTTGGTAGCTTGCCGTCTAATGTACTCGTACTATAGTTTAGTGGCACATACTCACTTGATGTCAATGTACAAATAATATTGTCGCGTCGCAATTTGAAATGCTTTTCTAAAGCAGGACTAACAAGCACGAATTCTTTAATCTGTTTAAACGTTTCACGAGCAAGAGCACCAGTCGGAGCCACCGTAAAGAACCTAGAAAATCGTGGCTCAAGGATCATTAATACCAAACATATGAGCGCTGACACATATGACTTAGCATTCTTCCGACAAATTTCAAGTATAATGTTTTCATACCGACGTTTATCAGGATCATCTCGCATCATCACACAGAATGGTGCAATTAATAATAACCACTGAAAACCTGTAAGCGTGTTTATAACTGATTTACCAACACCCTCACCTTTCGGAACGTTAACTAGAGTAAGCATTTTCTCAATTTTAGTGGCCCGATTATGATCAAAAAATGATAATTTATCGTTACCATTCCAGATATTAAGGAACATTTTGCATTGTTGCTTCACATATTTAGGTACTTTTTTATTCTCTTTTTCAATAGCCCACTCACAATATTGAGCTGCTTTTTCGTAATTCATTACATGTCACCTAACAACTCAGCAAGTGGGTCTGACACTTTTTGTAATTCGGCTTTCGCTTTATTACGTGCTTGTGGTGTAATGTCAAGCATCTTTAAACCATTCTCAACCTGACCAACAAACTTTGCCCGAGAAGCCATAAAATTTTTATCAGATAGCAAACTAGTTACATCATTAATTTGACTATCCATAAATTCAAGTTGGTCAATAGCGAATGCTAAAGACTCAACCAATGGAAGATCAATATCTTTATAGTTATCGCCCATTTGTTCAATAATCCAATTTTTCCTTTTTTCTTGCTGTTCTGTTAATCTAATTTTTGCCATATAACAACCTCCTATATAATATTATTATACCATAAACTATCTGACTTGTAAATATGTAGCTACTACTCACATAATAATTATGCAACTAACAGTATAAATATTAAAAGTGTGACTCGGAGC